TTTTCTCTACGAATATCCAACGGATTGGAAGGAGCATCGTAGTGGTTAAATAAATTACCTTTAAACCCACAAGAAAAACAGTTGAATACTCCTGTGATTCTATCAATTCTCATACTTGGATTACTGTCATCATGCTCAGGATTTAGACATGCAACAATAGCGTCTGCTGGAGATAGCTTATATGATATTTTTCGTTCTTGTAATAGTTCTTCTACTGTCATAGCTGTTGTATAAATGCCCCTATAATAAATATTGGTGCGGCAATCATTATTGCAAAGGTAAATCCTATAAGTATATCTTCCATTATTTTCATCATAATTTTTTGTGTTTCCATCCTTTTAATTGATCTCCAAGTTCTTCAAAGTCTGTCATAGCTTTACCACTTGGATCTTCTTTGTGTTCGTAATACTTACTTTTCCAAGCAAGTTCTACCATTTGAAACCATATTGCTATGGCTTTGTTTCTAAATTCTTTATCTCCCCACAAGTAAAACATATTCCACCATTCTTTTTGAAATTTGAATACATCTACTTCCATTGTTTTAAACATCCATCCATCTGGGTGTTTATGGCATATCTCTAGCATTGCTCTCAGTCTTTGACTTCCTGCAATCGGATAATAACTAGGCATGGTTAGTATTGGGGATTTCATCCCATGCTCTATTAAACTTTCCATAAGAGGTTCATTGACTGGTACTTTGTGAATATTATCACGCACAGTTGGTTGGTTCAGTAAAAACTTTACTGATCGCTTCTCTCTATCGAAAGGTGGCAGAGCTATTAACTCTGCCGTTTCTTTACTAATTCTATCTGCCGCCACTGTTCCTTACTTTTCTCCATAAGCCATGTCGGCGTCTCTTTTCAATTTCCATACGAATCATATATGTTCTTATTAATGCCACTACTGTAAATATGAAAGTAGTAGTTAAAGATATAAGAAATGCACTTTCCCAGTGCCATCTTTCTATCATTAACCATAACAAAAATGTTTGTAAAGGAAAATTAATTATTAGAGCAGCGCCCACTTGTACTACAGATTCTTGTAGTGCTGCTTTCTCTGTTTTAGTCATTTATTTCGTCCCATAGTTGTTCTTCGAGTTCTGATTCATAAATTATTCTGAACTCCTCGATTGTTGGTGTCATCACCTTTACTGGTGAATTTATTAATTCTCTTACATNTCTAGTGTAAGCAATTAATAGTTGTTGTTCTGTGTATAATATCATATGTCGTCTACATTTTCTCCTGTTGCCATATTATCTTTAATTGCTTCTCGTTCTTTAGGATTGATTGCTGACTGAGGTCCAATCTTTAAAGTTTCCCAGTCTACTGTACTAGTAAAACTTTCCATACGATTACTTCTCATTTTGACACAATTAAATGTCATACACTCATCCTGCTGCTCCCATGTCTCTAATGCATAGGCAGCATCTGCTGCATCAAGAATACCTTTTGCAAACCTAGCTTCTCCACTTGCATCCGTTTGGTAGGGTGCAAAGACAAGCGTTTCATATTCTTGTGCGTACAGTTTCATTTTCTTACTGACTTCTATTTGTTCTGTCCAGTCATATTGACCTGAGCGACTTGGTGCATTGTGGCGACGAACTTGGTTTAGATAATCTACTATTACTACTCCGACATCTAGTTGATTGACTTTCTTATCTAATTCAGACTGAATCTTTGAAAGTGTAAGTGCTGGATCATAGATGACATCTAACTGTCTTTCTTTGTGGAGAGGAAGTTTTGTTAAGGCTTTATGGAATGCTTCAAAGTCATGAGTTTTTTGAAACTCTGGCAATAAATCATGTCCACCATCAAAACGACCTGCCCACCATCCACCAACCATGTTCCATTCTTGGGCTGAAAGCATTTTGCTTCTTAGTCTGGAGAATGGAATCTTTGTAGCAATAGAACATATTCTCTGAAGTATTGATCTACTATCCATCTCAATAGTGAAGTACAAGGCACTACGCCCAGCTTCATATACATTGGATGCTAGATTACAACAAGTTAGAGATTTTCCTGAACCTCGTCGTCCGCCCACAAGCACTAAGTCTTTGGGAGAGAACTTAATCTGTGAGTCATACTCACTATTGAGTCCTAAGGGTAAATACTTCGCTAGTTCTTTGTCATCCTCAAAGAGAGATATGCTCTGCATACTTTCTTCGGGCGGCTTGACATCTACCTTATCACTTACCCTTAAAACTATTTCTTGTAATTGTTCTATGTTTTCTTCTGCGCTAGCCATAGCGACTGTGTTATCGATATAGGAATCCAACTCATCTAGTATTTCTACTTGTGCATATTCATTCTTTAGGTAGTCGAGTAAAAGCCAAGCGTCTACCTCGACATCTACGGACTCGATTGCGAATATTTTTTCTTGGAGTTGTCGATCTCGTACTTCATAAGAGAGATCTTCGAATTGGGGAAGGTCTTGATAATTATCGATATGCTTATCAAGGATGCGGAAAATTGACTGGTACTCGCCAGGTAGGTAATGTTCTTTTAACTTAGACCATGTGTCTAAATCTTTTTGAACTATAATCTGCTTTAAAAGCGCTGACGCTATATTCAATTGACCTCTCCCAAAGTAATAAAAAACGGGCAGGGGCGAACCCCTGCCTTAAACTAATCAAAAGACTAGGTAATTAACCGATATCTTTTTTAGCTGCGCCGTTGTAGTCAGAACATTGTAGTCCTCGTCTTGTCAACATAGTTTTTACGCCACGAACTGTTTTGCCGATTTGGTCAGCAATTTCTTCTACAGTGTGTGAAGCAACATCTACATCAGCAAGTACGTCAGCTTTGCTTGATCCTTTTGTTTCTTTTTGCTTTGGAATAGCGTTAATCTCACCACTTCTTAAAAGTGAAAGAGCTTTTCCTCTGATTGAGTTTACAGATTTGCCAAGTGCGTCAGCGATTTCTTCTACGAAAGATCCATCGTTAACCATTGATACAAATGTGCCTTCTTCTTCAGGAGTATAAGTTCTAACTGTTTCAACTTTAGGAGCAGGCTTAACATGAGAAGTTAATTCCATTGATAAGATTTTTCCTTGAATTGATTTAGCAGAGAACGATCCGCCGTCAAAGTTTGATGCAATTTCTGCATATGTGTAAGAGCCACTGTTGTCAGTAACAAAGGCTTGTAAGGTTGCTTCTTGCTCGTCTGAGAAAGACTTAGAAGCAGATGCTGAAGCTAGTTCAACATCAAATCCCATTTTTCTCAATTTGCTAGAAACTGATCTTGTTGATGTTTCTAACTCATCAGCTGCGTTAGCAACTGTTGATTGAGATATAGGGCTTTCAGAACCAACAAAGTCTGTTAGTTGTTGAGTTCTTTCATCTGTCCATTTAGGTAATGCCATTTTTTATTCCTCTATAATTTGTTTTAGGTTGTTAAATATTTTTATCCCAAGTTGTTCTGCTTTTTTAGTTTTTGCACTTTCAATTCCACTTTCATTGAGTAAGATTGTTACATCCTTTGTTAAGGAATTCTTAACAATGAAGCCATACTTTTCTAATACTTGAGTAGCGGCCGCTTTAGTAGGGTAAGATTTCAACTTACCACTAATGCAAACTGTTCCCTTAGTGTCGTCAAGACTGACTTTTGCCTGCTTTTTACAAGTAAAAGAAAAGGGAAGTTCATTATAGCCGTGGTCAATAAAAGTACCAACTAACCAGTCATAAAGATTCGACGCCGCTTTCGGACCCAGACCTGCCTCTATACATATCTCTGGGGTTATCTCATATAATGATGAGATGTGTTGTGCTAATTTATTAGTGGCACTTGAGCCAATCAGCGGTATCGAAAAAGCTGGTAATAGAGTTGTAAGGTCGACACTCTTTGATTTCTGTATCTCGTTGTGTAGTTTCGTACCAAGTTTCTCTGAATCCAAGCATAATGATATTTCTTCTTGGGATAAAGAATAAATATCATGTATATCAAATAAATCAAGTCTAGCTATAGTAGCTGGACCGAGTCCTTTGATTTTTAAGGTTTTTGCAAAGTGTTCAATACGCTTTGCAGATTTAGCAGGACAAGAGTCATTCAAACAGAATAACTGATCGTTTACAAATTCCAGTACACTGTTACATGCTGGACAATTTGTTGGCGGTACTATCTGTCTCAAAGTTTCTCTTTCTCCTAAATATGATATTATTATATCAAACGAGAGAGGAAATGTCAAGAATTATTTTTCGGAAAGTGGGATAAAATAAGAGAGGATATTTTGAAACACTCCGTATGCCCACCAAATTTTTGAGTTGGGGAATAACTATCGTGTTTAAACTCCTCGTGGAGGGACTGCTCAATTTTCCAGCAGTTGTAGATGGTGTCATGATAAGTTCGTTGAATACGCAGATCGTATCCTTTGAAGCCACGACTTCTTTTAATTACATGCCGCCAGTCTTTACCACTAGCGATACCGACTTTGATGCACTCGCGCTCAAAGGTTCTTTGATTTACTAAAATAACTCCATACAATACACCTTCTCGTTCTTTTTCTTCAGGTCTATTATTGAAGTATGTTTGATTGTAGACTCCTCCGCTCACCACTTAAGTCCGTTGTCAAGAGCGTGCCTACATCCTTGATAGAAGTCTCTATCTTCTTCAGATATGAAATGCCACTTGTAATTTATTGAATACATTTTTTCTTCTACTGTTTGAGGATCTGTAAGATGCATTTGGTTATTCATCATAGCCTCTAGTTCATCAAACTGTTTTGTAATTAATGCTTTGTATTCTTCTACTTTTTTACTCATTTCATCCAATATCTTTTAATTGGTGGGTTAACTTCTCGTTTTTGTTTTACAGGTCTTTTTATAAGTTT